CATAAATAAAGTTATGGTTCCAAAAAAATCTATCGGTATTAATTTATTTAGCATACCAACCTTGCAACTTGGAGACATAGTCACAGTAGACTACAAAGATTCATCAGGACTTGATTTAATTACCTCTAATATTTCAAGGTTTGTTATTTATAATATAGAATACGCTAGGTCTATTTCTGGCCCAAGCATGACAGTTTATTTGAGTGAGGTATAAAGTGGCAGATCCAGACTATAGTGCATTTTTAGCACCAGATTCTCAATTGGCTGGTTTCTGGCAGCAGTTGCAAAATAACCAAATAACAGAAAATCAGTACAACTCACTAAGAGATAAACGAGTGTCCGAAATATCTGCAGCAGCAGGTGGTGTTTCAGTAGGAACTGGCAGTCTGGGAAATGTAATGCCAAACTATGCCTATAGTGAGGAAAGTGGTCCACAATATGCAGCGTTGCTCGCCGCTCAAGAAAAAATGAGGGCTGCTCTTGCAAACAAAGAATCACTAACTGCATCTGCAACACCAGGAGTATACCAAAAACAATATTATGATGCATCTGGAAATGTTGCTTCTGGAAATGATCCAAGAAATTCGGGATCAACAAAATCTTTTTATGATGCATCTGGAAAACAACTTAGTGCATCACAAGTAGCAAATACGGATGCAGGAAAAGGATTTGCAGCAGCAGGATGGGATATTGGATTTGGACCAGGAATGGTTGCTCCAGGAGTAAAAGCAGATACAACAGCAAGAGATGCAGCAAAGGCAGCAAAACTAGAAGCAAGAGAATCAAAAATAGTTCAGTCGTCTAGTTCTGTACAGACACAACCAGAACAACCAGCCGTAGACCCAATTCCACTTACATCATCTCTTTTGCCTGCTTCTAATAAATTACCACCACCTCCAGTAAAAACAGCCCCAATAGATACAGTTTTATTTAATGATGACTCTATGTCTATTGAAATAATGGCTGATTTAATTTTTGAAGATATTGGTGGTCATGAATTAATAAATATTGCTAGAAACGACATTATTAATGGACAGCAAATATCTTACACCCCAATCAAAAACCTTGGTTTAATTCAACAAAGATATAACCCAAATAATATTCTTGGATTACAGGCTACTTCTGAGAAGTACTTTGCTAATTTCCCTATAAAGTTTGAAGAGAAGGTCCCTGTTGAAGGCAATGGACCCAACGGATCAAATGTTTATTTTGACGATGTAACTGGAGATCTAATTATTGAGGGAGTTAATTTAAACAAAGATGAACTTTTTGAGGTTGAAGTGTCGTTAAATGGTACAATATATGAAGCAGACTTTGGAGCAACTACGTCATGATAACTAATAAAGGTAAAAGCATTATTGGAAAATATATGCTTGGTCAGGCACCAGCCTATGCCTCATACCTAGCCGTTGGCTGTGGCCCTATCCCGCTTCAAACAGAAGATGTTGCTGATAACTTTGCAACAAAAGAAAACCTTGACTTTGAGATGTTTAGAGTTCCAATTTCTTCAAGAGGATTTGTAAATGAAAACGGTATTGATAAAATTGTACTTACCGCAGAACTACCAACAGAAGAAAGATATGAAATAACAGAAGTAGGTTTATACTCTGCAGGATCTAACCCATCTGCTGGAGCACAGGATAGCAAAACAGTCTTTGCATTTACCCAGGGAGAAAACTGGGAATACCATACAGCCACGGCTGCAATAGCAATTCCAGTAGTTTCTGTGCCACTAGATCCCAACGATGACGATATAATAAATGCAACAGGAACAGCAAATGGTGTATTCCAGACCAATGCAGATAATTCTATTTTTTATAATACAGATCGTGTTGCAAGATATGAGAGAGCAAGGTTTTTAAATAATACAATATTAATGCAGGGAGATGACTCAGACCTAAGTTTAGGTGGTGGTGGATCTGGTGGAGTTGACAACATTGTTATTGATTCTGGAAATCATATACACCTTACATCTCCAAACGTTGACTTTTCAAAAAACTCTCCAATTGATGAATTAAAACTTGCATTTTCTTTAGTAAACAGAGATGGAGGATCTGCGTCAGTTCCAGATACAATTAGAGTTCTTGTTGACTTTGCAGGAACTGACCAAACAAATCCAAGCATCTATGCCAGGTTTGAAGTTAATATTGAAGACGGCGTTGATGGATATGACTTTGCAACAAACAGATACTTTGTTGTTTCAAAACAATTACAAGAATTATATAAGAGTCAAAACTTTACATGGGATGCAGTTAACGTGGTAAAGATTTATGTTTCTATTTTTGATAGTTTAAGCGGAGGCCTGCATCCAACTTCAGATTATTATATTGCACTAGATGCAATGAGACTTGAAAACATAGCAACGGTTAATCCACTGTATGGTTTAACTGGATACTCTGTTATTAAAAATGATGATGCTACAACAATCATTAAATCTCCTAATACAAACAACTACGTTGAATTTAGATTTTCTATTGGGGTGACCTAATGGTTGATGCAAACATAAAAAAATTACGTATTCTAAAATCATCACTTCCCCCAATTGATCACGATACGTTAAAGTATAATTTAAGATATAGGATTGTTTCTGATGATAGAAACAGAACTTCTCATTGGTCTCCAATATATAACATTTCTGGAGAGTCAATAACGTCAGTCAGTGGAGCAGTATCTAAGGCAGGAAACATTGTTACAGCCGTATGGGGAGACGCAAACCTTCATCCAGAGTATGATGTTTTTGTTAAATTTGATTCAGGAGACTTTTTTTATCACGGTACATCAAAAGTACACGCATACTCATTTTTAAAAACTGGGACTACAACAGTTAGAGTAAAAGTTCAAATAGTTTCATCAAAAAAAGAAATCAAGGCAGCACTAAATATCTTTGACTCTGGTTCAGTGTCTTTGGTATAATTAAATAGGAGGAACAACATGGCAAAAATACCATTACCCGAAAGAGGACAACCCCTTGATGTAACATACATCTATCAGGTAGTCGATGCTTTAAATAGTCTATCAACACAGGTTTCCGATGCAACATATAACTATACTGATATTGATGTAGTAGGATCAGAAAAACAAAGTTTAAAAACCTCTAATACAAAGTTTATTGGAAGATTTAAGTCAATTGCAAATAACGAAACCGTAACTGCTGGACAGGAAAAGTCTTATTCTATTGACTATTCTAACTTTAAGTATCCACCGATTATAACTCTATCAGTTGTAAACACTAGCGGAACAACTGCGGGATCTAATACTACGGTAGTATTGACATCTGTAACAACTACACAGGCTGGATTTACAGTAAGGTATGGTGTTTCTGGAACTGCAACCATCGGTGTAAATCTTATTGCTATTGGTGTTCCAAATTAGTATGGCCTGTGGCAGATGTAAAGGAAAAATGTTTGTTGATAGGATACATTCAAACATAGATCACTTAGAAACATATTGTGTAAAGTGTGGAAATAGAAAATTTTATCATCCACCTAGCGAATCTGTGGAGGGAAAATGGTTACTGCAAAAGGAAAAATTCAGAGCGAAGCATACAATAGCGAACCTGTAATTCCTGGCGGTAAAAAAATATGGTTTCTTAATGGAGACTTAGTAAGACTTCATCACAGTTCTAGATCAACAGGAATGGTAACTGTTTATAATATTAACAAAGATAGATTAGAAACTTGTCTGCGTTCTGACTTTAGAAAAAATAGAAAAAAAGCATATACGGTTGCAGAGACTGCTAAATTAGTTAATCGTCATAGAAAGTATATGCCAAGATTAATAAAACGAGGAGTCATTCCCGCTCCAGTTGGATCAAGCATTGATGGAAAAACTGGATGGCAAATTAGATCTTATTATTCAGAAGATCACGTTAGAGAGATTTGTGCTATACTTTCAACTATACATATTGGACAACCAAGAAAAGATAAATTAATAACAAACAACATGACTCCTACAAGCCAAGAGTTGACAAGGCGAATGGGAGACGGTATACTTACATATACGAAGACAGAAGATGGACGATTTATTCCAGTGTGGAGTGAGTCTATTTAATTATTGAATGGGTGGATAATGGAAAACGATAATACAAAGGTATCTGTAACACTTGGATATACACTTAATCTAGGAAATTTTCAGTCACTACGCCTTGATTTAGGTATTGTAGATTCAAAGCGTGATGGCGAAAATGTAGATGAGGCTTTTAATCGTGTCTATAAGTTTGTAGAAGATAAACTTACAGAGAAGATTCAAGAAGCAAAATCTGAAATCTCAGAGTAATGGCTGAGCGCAAAGACCGAATGGCTTTGCTCAGTAGGTTTAACAAGTTTTACTTGCAACGGTATGAGCAGAAGTCTAACATGAATCTAAACGTTGAGCAGTGGGCTGCTGATGCCCTTGTAGAGTCATATGGGATTGCTCAGTGCTATGATATTCTTGAATACTACTTCAGTATTGCACAGGAACCATCATGGAATTATTTTGCATATAATGCAGAAAAGATTATTAACGGAAAAGCAGAAGTAGAGCAAGACAAAAGAGAACGTGAAGAGCGAAGAAAATTAGCAAGGGAGTGGTTAAGTGAATAATACAGAGGCAAAGTTAATTTCTGCAGTATTACAAGACAAACAAATTCACGTATTACTTCAAGCAAATGTTGAAACATTACTAAGAACACACAATGACGTCTGGAACTTTATTCGTTTATATTCTGAAAACAATCAGTGTCTACCACCAGCAGACTTAGTTACAGAAAAATTTAGAGACTTTGAGCCAATCCAAGGCATTGGAGCAACAAAGCATCACCTAGCAGAATTACAAACTGAATATCTTAACGATAGTCTAAAAGATATTTTACGCAATGCTGCAGGAGAAGTACAAAGCGGTAACGGTGGAGAAGCCCTTGAACACCTAATTACAAAAACATCAGAGTTAAAAAAGAATACTTCTGCAATTCGTGATATTGATGCAACAGATCTTGATTCTGCAGTTGCATACTATGAAATGGTTCAAAAGCAAAAAGAGACTGGTCAGATAGGAATTAAAACAAACCTTCCAGGATTTGACAACTATCTTCCATCTGGAATTATGCCTGGGCAGTTAGGTGTATTTCTTGCCTATCCAGGAATTGGTAAGTCTTGGATGGCTTTATACTTTGCAGTTCAGGCATGGAAGCAAGGCAAGTCACCACTTATTATTTCTCTTGAAATGTCTGAGACAGAAGTTCGTAATCGTATTTTTGCAATTATGGGTGAAGGTCTTTGGTCACATAGAAAATTATCTAACGGAGAAGTTGAGATTGACATGCTTAAGAAATGGCATGCTAACAAGGTTGCTGGTCGTCCAGAGTTTCACATTATCTCAAATGATAGTGGGGGAGAAGTAACTCCTTCTGTTATTCGTGGAAAGATTGATCAGTACCGTCCAGACTTTGTTGTTGTTGATTACCTTCAACTTATGTCACCAAACCAAAAGGCTGATTCTGAAACGGTACGCATGAAAAACCTTTCAAGAGAACTTAAACTAATGTCTATTGGTGAAGAAGTACCCATTATTGCTATCTCATCTGCTACACCAGATGATGTAAAGGATCTATCAAGTCCTCCAACACTTGGACAAACTGCTTGGTCTAGGCAGATTGCTTATGATGCTGACTGGGTAATGGCACTTGGTCGTGCAACTAATAGTGATATTATTGAATGCGTATTCAGAAAAAATCGTAATGGGTTTATGGGAGACTTTCTTGTTCAAGTAGATTTTGACAAGGGTTACTACAGGTATAAAGACTATGAAGACAAGTAACATATATACACAAGAACAGATTAAGCGTGTTCTTGTTGGATCTGGGGTTGACATTGAAGCAGAGTTTGGAAATGACTTTATAATTTTTTGCCCATATCATAATAACAATAGAACCCCCGCAGGGGAAGTTGCAAAAGATAGTGGATTATTCTTTTGCTTTGGTTGCCAGACAACAAAGAATTTAGAAGAATTAATAATGCATATGTCTGGACGAACATACTTTGAAGCAGTTCGTTATATTAAAAGTAAAGAGACAGAGCATGATATTGAAAAGTTAGTTAACAAAACATTAGTTGCACCACCAGAGTTTACTCCGTATGATGAATTAATTTTAAAGCGTTTGCATAATCAATTGCTTTCAGATGAAAAACCTAAGAATTATCTTAAGTATAGAAAGATTAACAGTTCTTCATTTACAAAGTTTTCACTTGGCTACTCAGAAAAACAAGACTCAATAACTATACCAATGCATTCGCCAGATGGTATGTGTCTTGGCTTTGTTGCAAGAACAATTGAAGGCAAAGATTTTAAAAACACACCAGGATTGCCAAAGGGTAAAATATTATTTAACCTGCACAGAATTAAATCATCTGGTACAGTATATGTAGTTGAATCATCTTTTGATGCTATTCGATTAGACCAAGTAGGATTCCCAGCAGTTGCTACTCTGGGGGCTAATGTATCTAATTCTCAAATTAGATTGTTAGAAAAGTACTTCACAAACGTTGTACTAATTGCAGATAATGATGAGGCTGGTAATATAATGAAAGATAAGTTAGTTGAAAAACTTGGATCTTTGGTTACTACTATCAGACTTGATAAAAAATACAAAGACATAGGCGATATGGAAGATGAAGAAATTAAGAACTTAGAGTTCCAGTTTGACAAATCTATATCTGCTATGCTAAACTAATATAACAACACGAAGGAGAAAAATATGAGTATTGTAAAGGGATTAAAGAACATCGAAACCCTACTCGAAAAGCCAAAGTATGATGAAAACTCACCAAAGGTTAAGTGGCTAAAACTTGCCGATGGACAATCAGTAAAGATCCGATTCATTGAAGAGTTGGATGAAGATTCTGCAAACTATGATGCAGAACGTGGACTTGCACTAGTTGTTAAGGAACACACAAATCCAAAGGACTACAAGCGCAAGGCTGTAGATACAATGGAAACAGAAGGTCGTGACTGGGCAGAAGAAATGCATCGTAAAGATGTAAAGGCTGGCTGGAGGGCTCGTCTACGTTTTTATTGCAACGTTCTTGTTGATGATGGAATTGAAGCACCATATGTTGCAATCTGGAACATGGGTATCAGTAAGCAATCATCATTTAACACAATTCGTGAGTATGCTCTTGAAACAGGAAGCATCTCAAACGTACTATGGAAGTTGAAGCGTAATGGTCAGGGAACTGAAACTAATTACACACTTATTCCATCAGCACCAGATAAGGAACCATTTAATTGGGGAGATATCAAGCCTTATCCACTAGAATCTGCACTACGCAAGATTCCATACGCAGAACAAGAAGCGTTCTACTTGGGGTTTGACACTCCATCTATAACTTCATCTACCAACGCAGATTGGTAATATGAACTACGTAGGCTTACACGTACATACCCACTACTCACTATTTGACGGCGTAGCAACTCCAAAAGAGTATG